ATGGAAGGAGATATTTTCCGTTATGAATACTACAGAATATTACTCTGGGGTTGCATATGATGGAAAAGGATATAAATTATTAGAACCAGGACTTAACATAATATAATGTTACCAAAGATACTTTCTCAGGATTCCAACTATGATGAATGGTGTGAACAGGAAATCCTGAACGCATATCAAGAAGCTGCAGAGTGTGATGAGTTTCTTTTTGGAGATTATAACTACACCAAAGAATGGTTGGGCAATTGTAACGACGATGTGAAATGAGGGTCTTCGGACCCTCTTTTTTATAAATAAAATTAGAAAAGAAATAAAAGAAAAAAATGTCTGAACTTTCAACCAATGAAGCACGAAAATTGATGGAAGTATATAAATCAATGTGTGCTCCTCAACAAGAAAATCTTTCAGAAGAAGTGGAGCAGATTGATGAAAAAATGGATGTATTTTCCGCTATTAAAAATACTCCATCTCCAATTTTTACAGGACAAAAACCAGCACAGCAACCAAGAAGGGGAATGGGAGGTGCTTTTGATAAACTAGTATCTAATACCAAAACTACACAAGCAGCGGCAACTAAGTTTTTTACAAAAGGATTAAAACCTGCTGCTGCGAAACCAGCACCTGCAAAACCCGTTGCTGCTGCAAGACCTGCTGCTCCCGCAAAACCCGTTGCTGCTGCAAGACCTGCTGCTCCCGCAAAACCAGCGACCGCAGCAGCAAAACCAGTAGCTGCTCCAAAACCTGCTATAGGGTCTTTAGGTGGAGTTAAGTTTGAAAGAAGAACTCCAACTTCTGCCGAACTCAAAGCAGCTCAAGCAGCAAGAGAGGCAGCAAAACAAGCAGGAAAATCAAAATCAGAACAAGAATTATCAGCACTTAAATCTGCTGTAGAAGTATCAAAAGTCAAAAAAGAAGAGTATGATGCCTACGACCTCGTTCTTGAGTACCTCCTCTCACAGGGGCATGTAGAGACCGTAGAAGAGGCACTTTATGTGATGATGGAGATGGATGCAGAAGTCATTCAGGGTATCGTTTCTGAGCAATCTAATACTCTTATTACGCCTGAGCAAAGAAGAGCGGACGAACTAAAGTATGGTATGAAGAGAACTACTCCAGTACCTCCTTCTAAACCTGGTGGAACGAAACAAAAACCAGGTTCTAGAATGCCTTTATGATAAGATTCTAACATAACTTAAAGCACCTCTTGACAGGGGTGCTTTTTTATTGCTAGAATCGCTTTGCTAGGGTTGAAGATAAATAATAGCTCATAAAGATTCTTAGTATGAGTTATGAAAATCCCTGGAGATTCAATGGGGAAATTTTTGAGTCTTCTGATATTCAAGATAATTTTGGTTTTGTATATCATATTCATTGTAATAAAACTGGTCGTAGTTATATTGGTAGAAAGTATTTCTGGTCTTTCCGCACACCAAGAGGAAAATCTAGAAAAGTTAAGTCAGAGTCCGATTGGAAAAGATATTACGGCTCCTGTCCTGAACTCAAAGCCGATATTGACATTTGGGGAAAATCATCCTGCGACAGAACAATACTTAGCCTCCATAAAACAAAAGGACAGTGCAACTACGAAGAAACAAAACAGCTCTTCCTAAATAATGTGTTGATCGAGTCTCTTGACGATGGGAGTCCAGCGTATTACAATAGTAATATCCTAGGACGCTACATGCGAAAAGATTATGGAAACTTTGGAAAAGACTCTGAAACAATCACATGATTGGGCAGTTGACCGCATTCATACTCTCTGTGAAGAAAAAAATATTGAAGATGCCCATGCGATTCAATCTGAGTTTAGTGAATGGTTGAATCCAGATATTCCAGAGCATGATATTTTCTCATTAGAATTCATAGGAGAGGAAGATGACATTAGATCTTCATAACTTTTTCAAGTTTTACGACGAAAAAAATTCAAATCACGTAGCAGCAGTTCAATGGTTAGAAGATAACCTACCTGCTCAGTTTTTAGATGATGCAGAAACTGACTGGATTGGTATTTTTAGAACAAAACCACCAACTCCAGCAGTTCTTGATGTTCCATATTTCAATCAAGTAGACAACTATAGAGATGCACATAGAACTTGCAACAGTTCATCGTGCGCTATGTGCCTTGCATTCCTCAAGCCAGGAAGCATTAAAGGCGACGATGAATATGTCAAGAAAGTATTTGCGATTGGCGACACGACTGATCACGCGGTACAGACAAAAGTACTTGCAGGTTATGGTGTTAAGTCACACTTTAGTTACAATCTTTCTTTTGCTGACGTTGATAAAAGTCTTGATGCTGGGAAGCCTGTCGTTATTGGTATCCTGCACCGTGGTCCTTTATCTGCACCTACTGGTGGGCACATGTGTGTTGTAATTGGTAAGACTCCAGATGGTAAAGGATATTTTGTTAATGATCCTTATGGTTCTCTTAATGATAACTACACTGGACCAGTGACTAATGGTAAGAAAACCATCTACACCAAAGCAGTTCTCAAGCACCGCTGGTGTCCAGGAGGGAATGATGGCTGGGGAAGAATCTTCGATTAACTTCAAGAGGAAAATCTTACAGAAGATTAAAGACCTCACAAATCACGGTAGACACATAGAAGCACAACAACTTTATTCAAAGTATTTCGAAGGAGACAACAATGGCAAGAGTTGATTTACACAACTTCTTTCAGTTCTATGATGAAAGAAATCCAAATCACGTTAAAGCAGTTCAATGGTTAGAAGATAATCTCCCAGTTAAGTTCCTTGAGGACAATGTAGATTGGGCGGAGATCTTTAGAGGAAAAAAGACTAGTGCTGCACCAGCCCCTGCCGCTGCTGCAGCTTCTGTAACAGGTGGTGATGATGTCCCACAAATGGGCATCAAGTTGATCAAAGAGTTTGAAGGATGCCATCTAAAGGCATATCCAGATCCTCTGACTGGTGGACTTCCAATCACAATCGGTTGGGGTTCCACCCGTAAGAAGGATGGTTCAGCATTCAAACTTGGTGATACACTTACACAGGCAGAAGCAGATGCACTTCTGATTGAACAATGTAAGAAAGAGTTTCTTCCAGCACTACGCAAAATCCCATATTGGAGTGAAATGTCAGATGGAAAAAGAGGAGCTTTGCTCAGCTTTGCTTATAATCTTGGTGCCGGTTTTTACGGTGGTGATAACTTTAATACTATTACTAAACGCCTGAAGAATAAAGAATGGGACTTGGTTCCTGATGCTTTATATCTCTATCGTAATCCTGGTTCTAATGTTGAGGCAGGTCTTGCTCGCAGAAGAAAGGCAGAAGGTGAATCCTGGAAGAAAGGATAGATAAATAGTTTCAACCAGTGAGTTGAAACGACTCAGACCCACACCAAGGTGAGTTGTGTTTGGTAGTTCATAGGAATTTCTACCACACCAACTCACCTTATTTTCATGTCTACCAACACGCAAAAGGCGCTGGCTGCAGCGTCTGCGCTTCTTTTTGGAGTGCCAACAGCAGCTCTTGCGGATACAATTTCTGGTACAGATTTTGAGGGAGGTTCATTATCTGGTTGGAATGTTGGATCTCAAACAGGAACTCTAACCAACGGAACCATTACAGGCAATGGAACTGGTGTTACTCTTATCAACGGTTCAGTAACATTCAGTGCTCCATCGCACCCTGCAGTAGGAAGTCCAACTAAACAAGATGGATCACCAAATCCATATTATGCACCCGCAGTAACTCCAACAACTTGGACATTTGCTCCATATGGTTCTTATGGTGCTGCATTACAACCAACAGGTAATGTAACATTTGATGCTGCAACATCAGCATTAGGACTTACACAAACTCAAAATCAAGCAATCAAAACAAAACTTCAGCAAGATCAACAAGCATCAGGACTCGGAAATCCTAATCCAACTAATGCTGCATGGTTAACTCAAAGTGTAAATCTTGATGCTGGAACTACTTATACAATGTCTTGGAACTATATTGGAACTGACTATGTTCCTTTCAATGATGGTTCCATCACATCTCTTGTCTATCAGGGATCTGGTTCTACACCAAATGTAATAGTTAATAACTATACTGGTAACTATGCACTTTTGGGATTCACTAATCCAGGAACAGGAGATTATTCTACGGGAACTTATGGTTCAACTGGATGGCAGAATTCAACATATCAAGTTGATGTAACTGGTGCTTACCTATTGGGATTTGCTGTATTTAACCTTGGAGATACTGCACTATCCCCAGTTCTTTTAGTTGATAGTCAACCAGGAACTACATTAGCAAATGGTCAACCATTCGGTGCAGTTGCTCCCAATAATCCAAATGCTCCTACGGTAAATCAAACATCATCTACCCCAACAGTAACTGGAACCACAACATCTGACCAAGTTACAACATCCACATCAATTTCAAATGTTGTAGCAACATCTCAAGTTACTTATAATGTAAGTAATCTTGATACTGACGGATACGGTACAGTTCAGAACTATACTGATACTGTAGAAACCACAACTCCAGTTACAACAACCACTACAACTACAACTCCAGTTACAACCACCACATATTCTGATGGTTCTACAACCACATCAAATGGAACGCCAGTTGTAACCACATCCACATCTAACGGAACATCAAGTTCACAAGTTACGGGAACTGTTCTGAACTATACTTCAACAATTGCTCCTTCCGTTTCTTCTGCAATTGCTGCATCACAAACACTTCCAGCAGTTACAACTAAAGCATATAATTTTGAAGCAAGTGAATCTAGTGGGAAACAACAAATCAAAAAACAAACGGTGACGACTGTAACCACTCCAATGGTTACGACTACAACTACAACTCCAGTCACCACAACTGCTTATGCTGATGGAACAACAACCGTAATCGACGGAACTCCATCATATTCTTATTCTTATTCTAATGATGTTGCAGTATCAGATTCTTATGATTACTACTTTGGTCGTGTAGATCAGTTAGAAGTTCTTGATGGAATCAATGATGGTATCAATGGACTTCTGAATCACGAACCAACCGCAGGTAAGCAAAGATTAAGAGTA